AAGCCAAGAAGTTCGGCACCAAGAAGACCAAGGTAGCCAACCACTACATCCAGACGTCCGGCCTTGGAGCCGGACGCCAGGTCACGCTTGCCGACCACTACATCACGTACGGCATGGCGATCTACACGATCGAGCCCGACTTCGAGAACAAGCGCCCCCACATCCGGGTCGAGAACCCGATGGGCGTCTATCCCGAGACCGATATGTTCGGTCAGCTCAAGAGCTACTCGAAGGTGTGGCGCGAAGAGGCGATCCACCTCGTAGCCAAGTTCCCGTTCCTTCTCCGCATACTCCAGTCCAATGAGACTGGTGGCCCTGGCTCCGAAGGTTGGGCCGAGCGGGAGATCGAAGTGGTCAAGTACCAGGATGCTGATCAGATCCTGATGTACCTGCCGAGCCACGGTTGCACGATCGTGGACCACATGCCCAACCCGCTGGGCAAGGTGTTCATTTCCATCGGCAAGCGTCCGGGTTTCGACAACGAGATCCGTGGTGCTTTCGATGACGCGATCTGGGTTCAGCTCGCGAAGGCGCGCATGGCGCTGCTCGGTCTTGAGGCTACAGAGAAGACCGTTAGGGCACCTCTCGCGGTGCCCCGCGATGTACAGAAGATGACGTTCGGCGATGACGCTGTCATCCGTACCGACAACCCGGACAAGATCCGGCGTGTTGGCATCGACGTCCCCCAGGCTTCCTTCCAGGAAGCCGCGATGCTGGAACAGGAGCTGCGCGTAGGAACGCGCACCCCCGAGGCCAGGTCGGGAAACATGGATGCCAGCATCATCACCGGCAAGGGCGTCCAGGCCCTGATGGGCGGCTTCAACACCGTCATCACCACAGGGCAGACGGTCATCGGCGAGGCTCTCAGCCACGCCCTTGAGCTGTGCTTCGAGATGGACGAGAAGCTGTGGCCCGCAGAGAAGAAGACCATTCGTGGCACGGTTCAGGGAACCCCCTTCGAGGAGACCTATGTCCCCAAGAAGGACATCTCTGGCGACTACACGGTAGACGTTACTTACGGCTTCGCGGCAGGGCAGGACCCGGCCCGTGCGATCGTCGGTCTTCTTCAGCTGCGCGGTGACCAGCTCATCAGCCGGGACTTCTTCCAGCGGCAGCTTCCGATGGGGATCGACGTTGTGCAGATGCAGACACAGATCGACATCGAGCAGCTGACCGACGCCGCCAAGCAGGGCATCATGGCTTACGCGCAGGCCATCCTGCCGATGGCCCAGCAGTCCGGCCAGGATCCCACTGCAGCACTGGCCAATCTCGCAAAGCTCATGGAGCTGCGAGAGAAGGGCGTACCGATCACCGAGGCTATGGTCAAGGTCTTCACTCCGCCCAAGCAGGAACCTGGCACGAGCCAGCCGCAGAACCCCATGGAAGCCCTTATGGGAGGCGGACAGCCCCAGCAGGCAGCAGGGCAAGGACAAGCTCCGCAAGGGGCTCAGGGAGCGCCTCAGGGCGCTCCTCAACAGGCGCAGGGAATGGACCTCCAGACTCTGCTTAGCGGACTTACCTCTAGCGGACAAGCAACTGCATCGGTTCGGACTCAGAGGCAAGGCGCTATCTAACACCAACTAGGAGGAACTATGACTTACTCGCAGGTTGATTCTTCGAACCCCAAGGAAGGCGACCTTAACGGTCAGCTCTTCGCTGGTGACCACGGCCCCGAGGGCGCCTGGGCCTCCCTCAAGGGCAAGGACCTGACTCCCCCGGAGCTGTCCTTCAGTGACCAGGATGGCAACATCGGTCCCGATCGCCTGAACCAGATCAGCTCGCCGAGCACCTGGCTTCAGCACGGTCCGGTCATGAGCGGTGCGTACGACCCGAACGCCCTCACTCGGGGCACTGACAAGCACATGCCGAAGTAAGCGGAGGCGGAGACTATGGGTACTCCCGTAAGCGGTCCCGGGCAGTTCTCCCGGCGGACCGACAAGGCCGTCTCGCAGGCGAACCGTAGTCTCCCCAACGCTGACTACGGCGAGCAGGCGTCGTACCAGGAGCAGCAGCAGGGTGCCGATATGGCACAGTCCCAGGATGTCACCGGGATGAACTTCAACGACCTGTTCGGTAATGCGGCAGGGAACGTGACTCCGCTCAACGCGGAGTCTGCTCAGCCGAACACGCCGGTAACCGATGGCGCCGACGCTGGCGCTGGTGCCGGTAGCGAGGCTCTCACGTCTAGCACCAATCAGGCGAACACCTACATGGCAAGCTACCTTCCGGTGCTTGAGTACCTGGCCTCAAGGCCAGGATCCAGCGATTCTGCCCGCAACCTCGTGAGGCAGATCAAGTCCAAGTTGTGATCAGGAGGACCGATGGCCTACGAAGCAGCCCACCTTGGCTACCAAGGGAACCTTGGTTTCTGGGGTAACGACGCGTCCGGAACTCCCAAGAACAACTGGTGGAACCAGGACATGTCCGACTCGGGCCAGGCCCTCTACTCTGATCCGCAGACTGGCATCGAGACTGGCACCATGCCTGACGAGCTGCTGGCTCAGTACGACGCAGCCAAGGGCGAAGCCCGCAAGGCTCGCGGAGGTTTCCTTCAGCAGCTGACGGGCGGTATCAAGGATATCGCTGGCGCTGTCGGCGGTGGCGTGGACAGCGTCCTGGAGAACGTGATCGGCAAGACTGCCACCAACCTGGTCGAGGGCGCCGCCAAGGACACGGCTCAGGCCGTCTGGTGGCCCGTGGACAAGCTGGCGACTGGTGCGTACTGGCTGTACTCCAACGCCATCTCTCAGCCTCTCAGCACGGCGCTCCTGACGAGCGCCGATGCGGAACTGTCTGGCAACTACAGCAAGCTGAACCCGTTCTCGGACGAGTCGACCTGGGGCAAGAACTACGACCAGGCTGAACACATCTCCCCTGCCCAGGCGTTCATGAACTACGAGAACACGGCCGAGGCTTCCGGTCAGGGCACTGCCCTGTCTGGCATTCTGGGCGGTGGTGCCGACAAGACGAGCGCAGCGGAGAAGGAAGCGATCAAGCGCAACACCAATCGCTTCATGTACGACACGGACTACTGGCGACAGAAGCAGGGCTGGACCTACACGGTCGGCACTGGCGCCATGGACTTTGCCCTGTCGATGGGCGCTGACCCCTCCTACGCCGCCGTCAAGGGCGTCTCGTCTGGAGTCAAGGCCGCTCGCTCCACCGCGCTGATCACTCCGGCCACTGCTGCTGCAGCTGCTGCCGAGAAGTCTCAGCGTGGACTAGGCGGTGTTGGTCAGGCTGTCGGTATCGCCGTTGGCAACCAGTTCGCGAGGACGCCTGAAGAGGCGTCTCGTGGAAAGAAGATCAACGAGTTCTTCGACTGGGCTGACGGCAAGACCGCTGCCGAGATCTCCAAGCATCCCATCTGGGGCAAGGGTCGTCGGATCAACCCTGAGGCCAACAAGCTGTCCGAGCACCTGGCGAACACCAGCCGTGAAGACATGCCGCTCTTCCTCCGCTTCGCCGGTGGCGATAACAGCGCTGCTGCAATCATGGCCCAGAAGGGTCAGGACAACCTGATCCGGATCGGCAAGCTTCAGGAGAACCGAGCGCTGGTCGACTCGACCAAGTTGGACCTGGACGCCGCTCAGCATTACCTCGCTGGTGAAGCTGCCACGACTCGTGGCACTAGCGCCCTGCCCTCCGGGCTTCACGGCCTGTCTACGGCTGGACCTACGGGCCAGGCAGACATCCTGCGAGCCAACGAGTGGAAGAGCGCTCAGCTCGATCTCATCAACAAGCAGATCGCGGCTCTCCAGACGAAGGGCGACTACTACTCCAGCATCCTCGGGAACATCGGCAAGGGCGTCGACGACTTCTCTCCCACCGAGAACAACGTCTTCGGCACGGTCAGCAACCTGTACCGGCAGGGCCCTTTGGCCCTGCGCTCATCGGAAGCCACGGCCGAGAAGAACATCGCCAAGATGACCGGAGCCCGTGGGGCGAAGGTCGCCACTGAGTCTCAGCTCGCTAAGGGTGGTCGCTTCGAGGGGCGTCTCCAGACGGATTCAGGCTTCGTTGCCCGCACGATCCGGAACGGTTTCTACTCCCCGAATATCAAGCTGGTCAACTCCTTCGGTGACCGACTGCCTTCGACGTTCATCGATCACAATGCCGACGACGCGTTCGACCGCCTGTCGGACATGCTTCGCCGTGTCCCTAAGTTGGACCCTGAAGTCCGGCTGGGGATGATCAACAGCTATACGAACGCAGGTGATAAGGTCTCCCGCTCCAAGGAGCTGGACAAGATCCACACTGCAGTCATTCAGCACATGGCGGGTCAGCACAATCTGGACCTTGAGACTGCTCGGATCATCGACGGGGTCACCAAGAACGGGATCAGCTCGACTATCGCCAAGCTGACCAACCAGGCCCCGAATGATCAGATCTTCTCTGCCGCCAAGGTAGGTGAAGGCGAGTCCGCCGTCCGTGCTGACATGGTCGATGACCATGGCTCATGGATCATCTCTCCCCGGGCGAAGACGCAGCTGTCCGTAGGTCAGCCGCTCCTGGACGTCAAGATGCTGGACCGACTCCTGAAGCGGAACTCCGGCTACTTGGGTAGCATCCGCACGGCCGGTGGCAAGGTCACCGATCCCGCCACCGCTATCGGCGACTTGCTCAACAGCCTCTGGAAGGCCAGTACGCTGCTGCGTCCTGGTTACACACTGCGGTCCATGTCGGACGAGCAGGCTGCCAGTGCGGTGAAGTTCGGCATCATGTCGACGATCATCGGCGCTGGTAAGGGTGGTGCGAACTGGGCTCTCAACAGGACTCAGCAGCTTGCTGCTCAGGCTGGTGCAGCCAGTTACGTCAGCGCCACCGGTACTGGTCGAGGCACCATCAAGATCCTGGATGAGGCAGCCCGCGAGGCTGCCGTCAA